CGAGTGCTGGTGACAACCCCACCAACGGCACTCTGGCCACTGCTAGCAACTGGTCAGCAACCTACGACACCGACCTGATCCCAATGGTCGAGCTGATCGTCAACAGCCCACTGGACACCAGCGCAATCGCCTGATACGTCCAGCAAAAGCTGATGTTGCCCCGCTTCGGCGGGGTTTTTTATTGGGCTAAAATCAAAGAAAGTATCCCTGCAGTCTTGTGGCCGCAACAATTGATGCCACATTGAAGGGCGAAAACGCCAACAGCTTTGTGACGCTGGCGGAAGCAAACGCCTATTTCGAGACCGTTCCAAGTTCTGCCACCTGGGACGACAAAACTGACGACCAAAAGAACCGCGCCATTATTAGCGCAACCCGCTGGATCGACGTACTTAACTTTTACGGCGACCGTTGCGACAATGGCCAAGCATTGAGCTGGCCGCGCAACAACTACCACGTTGACCGGGTGGAACTTACATGTTCCGTGATCCCAGCCGACATCAAATACGCCACCTACGAGCTGGCGCGTGCGTTAGCAAACGACACCGATGCGGTCACGGGTAACACCGGAACCGAAGGTTTATATGAAGAAGTCGAGCTAGGCGAACTAAAGGTGAAGTACAACACGGATAGCCAGGCAACTGGCTCTGTGAACAACATTTTTGATGTCTACCCGTGGTTACAGTCTTACCTTGGAGCCTTCACCCTGGGCGGTTCTGGGGGTTATCAAGTGCGCGTTGTTAGAGGATGAAATGTCAAAAATAGACGACACCTTTTCACCGATTCCAGCCCAGATCTTCAATGACTGGGGGCAGGACATCACGTACATCAAGACCACTACACCCCGCGCCTACGACCCCACCACAGGGGCTGTAACTGGAGCGGATGTCACTGTGACGGTAAAGGGCATCATCAGCCGCCTTACACCCCGCGAATCCGAGGGCTTGTACCAAAGCACGGACGTAAAAATCTTGATTGGTACGGAAGAGCTTGGCGATTATTACCCAACAGAGGCCGACCGTGTGCAGTATCCGCAGGCAGGCCAAACCCGCGAAGCCAAGATCATCAACATTTTGACCTATCGTGGTGACAACCCGGTATACCACACCCTGATCGTGAGGCCACAGTAATGGCTAAGAATTACGAGCAGTTTTTAGTTGATATAGACCGTTGGGTAAACGGCATTTTGTCTACGGACATCCGCGAGGCTGCGGAACAGACAGTCAAGGAGTTACAGGAAGCCGGTCCAGTTTGGTCAGGGGAGTTCGCCAACTCTTGGGTTATTGAGACATCAGGCGGATCAAGATCTGGTGGTTCGGGGGCAAAAACAGCACCGCAACCTGTTGTCGGTCCTTTATTGAGCGGTGCAGAACTCTACAGGAAGCCTGAAGTCAAATACACCATTTACAATGTTGCGCGGCACGCAGGTGTTGCCATTGACTACGAGCAAGGAAAGTTTTTTCGCCCGAAAGATTTTCCAGAGCCACTTCAAGAAAGCTTAAATCCAGGCATGATTAAATACGGTGAAAGAAGCGCAAACATTCGCGGTAATGTAGATGAATCCGGTAAAGGCAACACCAGCACCGCTCCATTGGACTGGTACGACAACTACTTAAAAGGTGGGGGCATCGATAGGACAATTAAAGTGGCAATGGATCGAGCTTTTAGGAAATTTCCGCGATGAACTACCAAGCGATCCGGGCATCAATGGAGAACCCGTTACTGACGGCGTTTAACAACCTGTCCCCTGCAGTACCGGTGTACTTCGACAACATCACTGCCGTACCACCAAATACAACCACCGAGTACGTCCGTGTCAACATCACGTTTGGCATAACCAACGAACCAACACTCACCTCTAGCGTGGATAATGCCCGTGGTGCGTTAGTGATCCGTTTGTTCGCAGAAAAGGGGCGTGGTCCGGCCCGCAATCAAGAATTAGTAACGACTGCTGTAAACGTATTAGAAACAATTAACGACACAGCCAAAACTACTACAGGTGTATTTGTAAAACTGGCTGAAATAAACGGCCCAACTTTTTCAGCTACTGAAGAATCACCACATTTTATGGGCCGCATTGACACAGGCTATGTAGCAACGGTGCTGACTTAAATAGTCGCTAACCTGTAGGTAGCCGGGCAGTGCCCGCAGAGACCCTTAATTTTTGGCGTAGCAATGGCCACCACCGTTCTGTCCGGCACTTCAGGTGCCCTCTACTACAAACCCGCTGGCACAACCAGCAGTTTTGCCGAGTCTAACGTCGATACTGGCGCAGACACCATTACTGTTGGATCCTACTTGAACTTGAAAGTAGGTGATCCCGTGCAGTTTAGTGTGATCAACACTCAAACTAACGGCGCAGGCACAGGCACACTTCCCGCAGGCATCAGCCTTGCGACCACCTACTACGTTATTGCTTACACCGCTAGCACCGGAGTGCTGCAGGTGTCTGCAACCCTGGGTGGAGCGACAATCACCATTACCGACAACGGCACAGCCGTTAGCCCTAACGCCTTCCAAGTCGCCTATGCCGCATTTGCAGTAGTCGGACAGGTGCGTGACTGGAGCTTTGAAATCAACCGCGCCGAAATCGATGTAACCACCATCGGCCAAACCCCTGGTCAGTACGTTCCATTCCGCAGCTACATCTCCGGTTTCGGCGATGGTACGGGCAGCGCAACGGTCTACATGACCGACGAAGACGCTTCCCTCAGCAACCGCATGATCGAGGATGTACTTCAGCGCAACCAAACTGGTGCTGCCTTCAAGCTTTACACCGACCAAGTGTTCAGCGGTGGTTCAGTGAACGAAGCCGAAAGCCGTTCCATCGAGTTTGAAGCAGTGCTGACTTCTGCCAGCATGAACGTCACCCCTGACGACGCCCAGTCTGTGAGCGTAAGCTTCCGTCCATCTGGCACCCCAAGCTTCGACTTCAGCCAGACCTGATAAAGTGCTACTTAAGGCACTACTTAATAATTATTAAGTAAGCACATAGCCCCGGTAATACCGGGGTTTTTAATGCGCTACGCTATAGTTAGGTTATAGTCAAGTACAGATCATGCCCGCTGGATCTACACGCGCCATTGACCGGTTGCGTAAAGCAGCAAACCTCCAGCCAAGCAAGCGCAAAGTTGAGCTGTCTGACGGCACCACATTCGAGATGTGGATCAGCCCGCTAACCATGGCTGAACGCGAACGCGCCCAGAAGCAGGCCAAGTCTGACGATGCTGGAGCGTTCGCACTACAGCTGTTGATCGGCAAAGCACAGGACGAAAACGGCGCCAAGCTTTTCTCTGCCGGTGAAATTGATATTTTAAAGAACGAAGTCAAGGACAGCGATCTGCAATCTTTGATGCTGGCCATCCTTAGCGACGAAGACGAAGAGCCAATGGACCCAAAATCCTAGTTGCGGAACTTCGCAAAGACAACTGGCTCATGCTGCAATTTGGCGTTGCCAAAGAGCTTGGCATGAGCTTGACCGAAGTCCGTACCACGATGACGCCAGAGGAGCTAATTGGCTGGAGCGCCTATTTCCAGATCCTAAATGAGGACCAAGAAAAACAAATGGAAAAAGCCCGCCGCCGAAGGTAACTTATTCTGGGCCTAGAATAGAAAACGACGTACCAGCTGTGAATCGTGGCATACAGAGCTGAAATTGAAATAGGCGTAAAGGGGCTTACTCAACTACGCAATTTAAGAAAAACGGTTGATGAAGTAAATACGCAGGTAAACCTTCTTAATGATTTAAGTAAAGAATTTAACTTACCCTTACAAAATATAGAAGCTTACAATAAAACATTAAATAGGGCAGCGGACAGTTTACGCAAAGTTCGTATTGGGACTGAACAAGAAGCTGACGCTATAAGAGATTACGTAAGAGCAGAAGCCGAAGCTAACGGCGCTCGTCAACGACAAAACCAGCTTATGGACCAGGAGGCCGCAAAGCTCGGTCTACTTACTAAAAAACTTAAAGAATACAACGCCGCAGCGGCTGCCCCCACGCAACGGGGCGCTGCCACCACAATGTCAGGCGCGTATATGCGGGGCGCGTTTAGGGGCGGTTCGCAGTATCCAGGCCCTATAGGTCCAGGTGCAGCTTCTAGCACAGCTTTATTTTCTCCTTTACCAGCTAGATCAGCACGTACCACGCAGTACCTAAACCCTGTGTTTCCGGGGGCAGCTTCTACGTTTGGGACGGATCAATCTTTAGTGGGCCAAAGCTCTGAAGTAGGGGGCCGTGTTGCAAGGCTCAGGGCCATACAAACAGATGACATAAAACTTCAAGAGGCACTGCTTGCTTTAAATAGGAAAACCGCACAAGAAAAAAACAAACAGGTAGACGCTCAGGAAGCACTGGTTCGTGGCGCTAACGAAGTAAAAGCTTTAGCCGCAGAGGCACGCGGTGAGACGATTAGCTCCAGTATTGACAACAGAAGCCCCGCCCGCCGCCAAAAAGAAGACCGCGCCATACGCGCAGAAAATATCGCAAGGGAAGCTGCACTAAAAAGCAAAGCCAGCCAAGAAGAGTTTGCAGCACTAAAAAAATACCAAGACGAACTGTTTAACATTGAAAGAAGTTTCATTAGAAAGTTACGAAATGAAAAAATAGATGCTGTCTTAGACGCGGCAGAAATAGAAGGCAAAAAACAGGATGAGTTGCTTCAACGCATTAAGAGAAACAACAAAGAAGGTTTAGATGACTTTGACAGGCGTTTAAAGGCTTCAGCTGATAAACGCAAAGCAAGGGGCCAAGCGCTAACGCTTACCGGCCAGTCCAGCCCGGTTGGTGGTGCGGTAAACATCCCAGGTAGCCCCGCCGCTAAAGCGCGAACCCAACGAAACAAACGTTTACGGGGTGCCGCAAGCAACGCAATCATCGGTGGTGCGTTCCCGTTACTTTTCGGCCAGGGGATTGGCGCGTCAGTAGGTGGTGCAGTAGGCGGCGCGGGCGGCGGTCTGCTGGGCGGTCAGTTTGGCTTTGGACTATCGCTAGTAGGTACTGCGGTTGGATCGGCAGTTGACAACCTAATTAAGAGCACCTCTGAGCTAGGTAAAGCTCTCAATCCACTTACAGCTGACATTGGAGCGGTAACTGCAGCTGCAGGAGAAAGCGGTACAGCATTTGAGCAACTAACTAGAGACATAGAAAAAGTTTTAGGTAAAGAAAAAGCGTTAGCAGTAGCAACAGCGCAGCTAGCAACTGTAATCGGTGATGACGGCGTTACCGCACTAAAAGAATTTGGGC